GAAGATTACCTTCGTTTAGCTGAAATGATCCTTAACAAGACTTCTCCTTATATGGGATATCCATTCTTTGCTTATTGTCGTACTCAATTGTATGCTGTCGAACCTAAAGTCCGATTAGTATGGGGAAGTGACCACGTCACTTCTCTGATTGAATCAACCTTTGTTCAGCCTGTTACTAAAACTCTATTACGGAGTCACTTTTCGATGTTTTGTGGCTGGGGTACTCTAGATGATGTTGATGTTTGTATGACAAATATCCTTCAACGTGCCTTTGAAAATGATATCACTGTGATTTCACTGGATGCTGCAAATTTTGATCTTTCCATCACCAGTGAGTTACTTGTTGATGTCTTTGAATCCGTTTATTCTTGGTTCCAAATTGGAAGCATTGATCGTGAACTATGGGATGATCTTGTCTCTCATTTCGTTTCAGGTGGTCTCATGACACCTGAAGGTGTTTATACTGGTCGTGATGGTGGAATTCCGTCTGGCACTGGTTTCACCTCTTTGATTGGAACACTCGTGCATGCTTGGCTCTTCTTTTACACAGAGGAGTACTTACGTCTTTATCATAATGGATCTAAACAAGATGTTTCTCATCTTGGATCTTTTCATGGAGATGATGGTGTTTGGGTCCTTCCTGGCCTTGACCCTATCAAAGTTTCAGATATACTTGCCCCGCTCAATGTTAAAATCAATCCGGATAAGTCTCTGTTTAATGCTAGAAATATCCAGTTTCTTCAACGCCTTCACTCTCTTGACTATTTAGTAGGAGGGAATGCTGTTGGTGTTCGTTCTATAGTTAGAACTTTTTGTGGTATGGTTTTTCCTGAGAGGTTTAATGACTGGCCTAGTGAAATGCACTCTGTTAGGTGGATAGCACAGCTAGAGAATTGTAAGTATCATCCACACTTCAAGAATTTTGTTAGATTCATTTCCGTTCATGATAAATTAGGTTTGGGATTAAATTACCCGGGTGGGATCGAAGGACTATTCAAATCGTGCGGGGGTACGAAGTCAGTCGTTGATAGATTGGAATTAATTTCCTATTTACCCACTCAATTTTATCGCGGTC